CGAGTAGATCCCCGGCATGGCGGAAGTGAGCAAACTCTCGACCGCCAACGGCAAGGCACTAAAACTCCCTTCGCTGACCGCTTCACGATTCCGGTACCAGTGGGCGACAAGCTGACCGATGGCCACCTTGTAGACGTCGGGCACGTCGGCGGCATCGTCGCCGAAACCGGCCACGTAATTGACCTGCACAGCCGACATCTGCGGCCTGGTGATGGGCCATGGTTGAAAGAACGCCGGCGCAATGCGCGCGGGCTGGCTGACCACGTCGACCAGGTAGCGGCTTGTGTCCAACGTCTGCAAGTTACCCTGGCTGTCGAGATATTGAATCGAGGTCACACTTTGCACCGGCGGCATCGGCAGAGAGATCGGCATGCCGATGAATTGCCAGATATTCCCGGTGACCGGAAACTGATCGAGCACCAACTGATAGTGGGCCGTGATGAACTGGCTCTTGGTGTACGATTCGCAAACTTTGCGGGCCGCGGCGATCAGCGATGTGATCAGCGTGTCGTCGTCGGTGATTTCCACCCGGCAGACGTTCTTCGCGTCGTCTAGCGACAACGGCTCGACGCCTGGCGGAGTGACCAGCGACAGCCCTTCATGCAACGGGTGACCGTACCAACCCTGATTCACGCGCGCACCTCACTACGAGGGCGTGCTCGGGATGGCGTACCAGTTGGTGGCATCCAGCGCCACGTAGATGGCGCCGGCGCTGCTGGGGAGGCTTTGCGCGGCGTCGGCCGAGCCATCGTTGATCTTGCCGCCCGAGTGCGGATAGACCGGCAGATTGTGCGCCACGGCGTTGTGGATCAAAACCAGATCGCCTCCGTCGGTCGGAGTGGGAAGAATCACCGATTTGGTTTCATCCGCGGCGGTGACTTTGTTGAAGCCGTTGGCCAATAGCGCCGCGGTGCCGGCGCTCGAACCGGCAGCAGCCAGCGACTGGACGGCCAATTTGAACGTCGAGCCCGCCAGTAGCTGCAGCAGGCCACCCACAACCCAGGCGTTGCCGCCCTGTTGCTGTTGGTTGGCCACATTGACCGTTGCGTCGTTACTCATCGTTTAATCCTGGCTTCGAACCTTTGATCTCTGACTAGGCGACTATGCCAACTTCAAACGCGAAAACGCCGCGGCCAACACGGGGGCACCGTCAAGGAACTTGCGCGACAAGAAGCCGATCTGGCCCGTAGCCGCGAAGAGTTCGATCAGGCGCTGGATTTCGAGATCCATGGTCTCGACAATCCGGTAGAAACTGAAATCGCCCAAGACGGCGATGTAGGCGTTGGTGCTGAAAGTGCTGGGAGCGTACTCGCTCTGCATCACGGGGAACCCGCACAGCGTGTTGGCACGCTTGCCGGTCAAGGGGCTGATGTAGCCGCCGACGTTCCACAGGTACTGGCCGTTGCCGTCCTTGAGCTTCACGCATTGCTTGACCGCCAGGCGGTGCATGGCCCAGCGAAATGAATCTTTGTCCTGGTACTGCTGCGGAATGTTGTAGACCATGTTGAACAGGTCATCCGCAGCGATCGAGTGGCTGGCGCCCGTGGCCGTCACGTCGCGCGAGGTGGGGATGCCCGAGGCGTCGGCCGTGAACACGCCCAACGGCTGGCCGGAGCCCGTACCCGTCATGTAGGCCGTTTCTTCGCCGTAGGCGTAACTCAAAGCGATACGCTGGCTGACGACTTCTTCGACCCGCGGGCTGGCCTGCAATTCGCGATACGAAACCTTGATCAGGTTCGTGGCCATGTTCGGCGTCAGATCGCGCCGGCCAAAGACCAGCGAACTGTCGGCCGTGCTGACGGTGACTTCGTCGCCCCACGTGATCCCTTGAATGTCGGTGGTCAACTGCGGATTGCCGAGGCTCTTGGCATCGGTCAGTCGCGTCACTTGGGCCAACTGGCGAATGAACACCAGGTTATTAACGGCCGTAACGATGTCGTCGGACAGTTTGGTCGGGGTGACCAGATAACCGCCGGCGCTGTTGGTGCCCAGCGACAGATCGCGGTGTTCGTGCGGGTGCATCTGTTGCAAACCGTGGCGCAGGTAGCTGCGATAGGCGGACAGGAACTTCTTGCTGCTACGGTACTCTGCAGGGTCATCCATCGTGGTGCGCGTGATCCGACCCGTCGAACGGCTGCGCAACTGCGAGTTCAGCCGCTCGATCCGATTCGAGCGCTCTTTGCAATCGCGCTCGTAGGCTTCGTCGTCTTTCTTCTCGTCGTCCTTCTTCTCGTCGTCGTCGCGCTGTTCGTCGTCCTTCTTCTCGTCGTCGCGCTCGGAGGCCAAAGCATCCAGGGCCTTGCCGTGCTCTTCCACCTGGTCGGTCAGTTTGTCGAACTGCTCGCGCTCTTCGGCCGACATATCCCGCTTCTCGGCCTGGGCCCGTTCGTGCAACGCACGTGCCTCATGAAGGAACTTCTGTTGCGCTTCGATCAGGTCTTTTTCGTTCGTGGCGAAGGCCATGTGTCGATCTCGTGAGCGTGTGAAACTGGAAAAGGTACTGGTGAGTCCGTGGTTATCTATGCAGCGCCGCGATCAACCGGCGGAGCTTATACGACCTGGTGGCATGATGGAGCCGACGGTTGGCTTCGGCCTGGCTCTCACGGGAGAAATGGGCTTTGAGGCTGCGGACCGCGACTTCGGTATTCTCGTACGCCGGGCAGGGAGTGACGCAAATGCCGAACAGTGCGGCCCGTTTGATGCTGCGCAGCATCACGCCGTCGTCGAGTCGTCGCCAATCCACGCCGTCTTTGCCCATCACGTCGAAAGTGAAAGACATGCCTCGCAGGACTTTGCGTTGGATCTGTTCGATCAGGCCGTCCACGTCGATCGTCGGGCTACGTTGGGGGAGTGTGGCTCGAAAGCGCAGCCCGACGTCGTCTTGCCGAACTTCCAACGTACCGCCATCGCTGCGGTCGAGAATGTCGCCGTCTGAATGTTCGTAGGTCAAGAACACGCTATCGGCCAGGTCAAAGCAGTACGGCTCAAGCACCTCGTAAAACGGTTCTTGACCGTCTTCTGCTTTGTCGGGTCCTAAGAGATTGGAGCGGCAGTTCCACTTGGCCGCGTAACCGCTGATCACGCGCCCTTCACTGCGAACCTCGATCTCGTTGGAACGCCGTTCGTGCTTGAGCATGTGTTATCTATGACGCCACGCCGGCAGCCTGGTCTTTGTTCGGGTCCGTCGCGGAGAAGCTGGGGGCGCCAGGCTTCGCAGTGTTGTCTTGCGGCGGCGGCGCGGGCTGCGTGAATTCGCCGGTGGCTGGATCCACGGTCCCCATGTTCAACGGGCGGAATCTCACGTCGCCACCCTTGTAGGTCTTGAAACCTTCGCGGGCGGCGATGTCGTTGGGAGATGCGACGCCGCGGTCGATCATGGTCGAAGCGTAGCTGGCTCGCGCGGTGGCGTTGGGACGCATTAGTTCTTCGAAGCCGAATCGCACGCGCTGGCGATCGTTGCGAATACATTTCAGCTCGATCTGCCGTTCAAGTGCTTTGCAAAAGCCCAACAGGACCGACTGCTTGTAATCCTCGTTGCGCTCTTCGAGGTTGCCACCTTCGACGGGACCGCCGATCTTCGAAGGATGCATGCCGAACAGTCGCGCGGCATCTTCCACGCTGAACTTGCGCGTCTCCAGGAACTGGGCATCGTTGGGAGGGATCGTAAGCTGCACCCAGTCCATCCCCTCTTCCAAGATGGCCGGCTTGCCCGTGTTCATCGGTCCCGCCTGTTGACCGCTGAACGTCTCGCGCAAGTTGGTCATCGCATTGGGGCTGAGCCTGCCCGGATGCTTCAGCAATCCACTCGGCCGAGCTGCATTGCCGAAGAAGGAAGCGCCCCACAGGTCGGCGGCGCGACCGACGGCCAGTGTCTCACGCGCCAAGGTAATGCGGCTGTAACCTTTGATGCCGTCGGGCGAGAGATCTGCGAAATGAAGCATTTTCCAGGCCGGGATGTCGGGCGCATAACCGCCGCGGCTGTAATACTTGTAGACGAGCTGATCGTCGACGATCTCCGGAGTGATGTGGCTGGGCTTGATCAGATGCAGCGCCAGGACGTCGCCACCCTGGCTGAATTCGATCTCGCTGTAGGCATTCCCCCAGCTCAACAGATGGCCCATCGTGGTCTTGACCCACGTGCCCGTATCGATCAGGCCGTTCGTGCTGCGTGTGAGGATGGGCCACAGCGATGAATTGCGGGCCTTGCGAAAAGAGCCGTCGGCTTGCTCATCTTCGACCGTGATGTCCAACACCGACATATCG